TTCTCATTTGGCACAAATTGACGTATGAGCATTCGATGAGCGACAACTATCACAGTCTGATGTTCTCGATACTTAACCATGCATTCTAGAAAACGAGACTTCATCTCCGCAGCTGTCTCATATTGAATAGGGGCATTGGGGAGCAACTCTCCATTGTTTTCTAAAAACAGACATCTAGCTCTTTCAAAGTTTTCTATTCCTGCTTCATAGACCTGCCATTCGTGTAACATAGGCTCCACTCTCAAAGGAAGTCCAGTAGCACAAGATACATAAAAAGCCGTTTCTAAAGCTCTCGTTACTGCTGAAGTCACTAGTAGGTTAGCTGATTGTAGCAAAGAATTTTGCCAAAGTTCCTGAGCTTGTTGTCGTCCCTTCTCAGATAAGGGGGCCAAATCCATCCCAAAACCTGTATAAGAACGTTCCTCTAATTCATGATAATCTGGCTCCCCATGACGCACAAAGATAATCTTCATCCTAGTGCCCTGTCGAACCAAACCCACCTGTCCGCACTCCATCTGCCTCATCTCCGTCTGCAATTAAGAAAGGAGCAAAGACAGCCTGAACCACACGTTCCCCAACTTCAAGAACAACCTCTTGGTCTGTGATATTCTTCATCTGCGCAAAAATATGCCCTTCATTTCCAGGATTTCCATAATAATCCCCATCAATGACCCCAACCGAGTTAATCAAGACCAAGCCCTTCTTGCGAGGGTTTGATGAACGATCATAGAGATAGAGCACTTCTGTCGGTTGCATATAGGCCTTAACACCTGTCGGAACCAAGACAATCTCTCCTGGCGCAATCACGGTGCGTTCCGCAACCTTTAAGTCGTAACCAGCCGCATGAGCTGTCTCACGCTTAGGCAATAAATTTTCATCTGTAAAACTCGAAACCAATTCAAAACCACGAATTTTCATCATCTTCTCTTTTCTATTATCACTTATTCTAGATTATTCTATCTTATTTATTCGGAAAAAGCACGAAAAAAGAGCACACAACAGTTATAGGCGATACGATAATTTACACTGTTTCACAATACATTGAAATTTAGAGCTTTAAAGCGAGAGCAAAGTTGACTTTTTACATCGTTTTACAGACATTTACGACATTTTTGCCCCTTTTTTGCCCCTTATAAAACAAAAAAAGCCCGCAAGCCTGAGCCTGCGGGTCGTTAAGAAGAAAGATTCTCCTTTCTTTATTTTGTAGTAACAATTAGTCCATCAGGTAATACATTAAATGCTGGTTTGTCTGAACGGCTGCCATCTTCGTTGACGTAGTACCAGCCTCCTTCGACTTTGACAAGTTCTTTTGAAGACATTTCGCCGTTCTCTTCTTTGAGATGGTATAGTTTGTCCTTGTATTGAACCCAGCCAGTGACCATTGCTCCTGAAGCATCAAGATAGTACCATTTACCATTCACAAGCACCCAACCAACGGCCATTGCGCCGTTTTCTTTGAGGTAGTACCATTTGCCATCATCCTTCAACCAGCGAGAAGCTATTGAATAACCTCTCTCGTTGAAGTAATACCAGATACCATCAATCTTTTCCCACTCTTCTTTTGGATAAGATCCATCGGGGTATTCATACCACCATCCAGTATCATTTCTTTTCCATTTGGGCTTAGCTTCTTCATCATCTAATAAAACAATATTCTTGTCGTACGGATTTGAAGAGTATTGCCACCATCTAATCCCGTCCATGGATGGAAAATATTCAAAATCAGCATTCCCATCATTTAACCCATAGCCAGCGATCCAAAGGCTGTTTGGGAATTTCGCAAGAATCTGCTCATAATAGATATTATTGAGCGTGAATGGCTTGTAGCTGTAATAGATTGGCTCATAGCCATTTTCTTTGAGAATTTCCATAAAGCGAATACAAGCATCTGTGTTTGCCTGTTTATCTCCACTAGCGTGATCTTCGTAGTCAAGACACAAGTATTTTACTTTTTGAGGCACATTGTCAAGGAAGTAGCGTGCCTCTCGCTCAGCTTCTTCGATGTCACCGCCAAACCATGCGAAATGATAAAATCCAATTGGTGTGGATTGCTCAACTTGAGCAGACAGGCAAGGATTTAGGTAATTTGTACTTTCAGAAACTTTGATAATAGTATTCTGCGTACCCATATCCTCTAAAATACCTGTAATATCGTATCCATTGTGGCTGGATACGTCGATGAATAAGTCGTTTTTTTTCACTTGTTTATTTTCCTTTCCATGCATCATTCATTTGCTTGACCGCTGACTCGACGAATGTGTCGAGATCCTTATTAGTCATACTAATGTTATATTTGCTAAGCTCAGCTCTGACTTTATCACGAGCTTGCTCCAGCTTTTCTTCGCCCTTATAGCCAGTTTCGGCTGCTACCTGCTCTACGGCATTGACCGCATTTTTGGCCAAGATTTCGACGATTTTGATAGTCTTTTCTCCGCCTTTTTTGACAAGGAAGTCCTTAATGGCTTTGACTGCGACGCCAGCCAAAATGACAAGGATGCTGATTGCTCCATTTGCGATAATTTCATTGATTTGTTGCATGTGTTATTCTCCTTTTTCGATTTCTTCCATGCGGTCGTTCATGCGGACCATTTCTTTTTGAATGTCTCCGACCGTGTGAGTGATTGTGGTTAATTCTGTAGTAGTTTTTTCCAGGTGAGTCATCAAACGCTCTTCTCGTCTGTTAGAGTCGGCCTTTGATTGCTCGTGCAAATCCATAATCTTCTTCTCTCGCTTGTCCGAGGTCTTGATAAGATATCGAATGATAATAAAGAAAAGTAAGATAAACAAAATCGCCCAAGCTACCTGACTTTGAGCGATTTTTTCAGCTTCTTCAATTGGCATATAACCTCCTTTTACTCAATACGTGGCATGACCACGGTCAGCACACCTTGCTGAAGCATCTCAGCAAGAGCCTGTTCTTTCCAAGTGTAGCCTTCTGTGGCTTGCATTTGGAACTTGAAAATAGTCTTGGTTCCTTTTGGCCATTTTGGATTCGTATCAAACGGATAAGGCATAGCCACGATGTCACCATTTGCATAGCGAGTGCTCTTGACAAGTGGCTTAATAAACCCAGCAACCTTGTTGTAAGCATGAGTAGGCATGCCTCCGTTTTGAGAAATAGCCAGAGCGATCAGAACCTCAGTGATAGATGATACCGTGTCAAGATTTTCCTTATTCTCTACGGCCGCTTGCTCTACCTTAGTTGCCATTTCCTTATTTTGCTTGAGCTGCTCATCTACCTTGTTGAATTTTTCGGTTTCTGCTCTGCTTGGGAAATTCTCCTGATAGAGAGCTTCCAAGGCTAACGCAAAAAGCTCAGTATTTGACAAACCGATTTTGTCAGCCGGTAGCAAGATAGGTACGATAGCACCGTTTGAATTAACAAGTGTGACCTTTGTAGCGGATGCTGTTCCGCTTGCGTCAAATTCTTGGGATTTTGTCCCATATTCTAATTTCATACTTCCTCCTTAAATTTTGAATGATACGTTGTCAAAGTTGAGCCATGTAGCGTCAACGTTCCCCTTGACGACTACGTTACCTCCTGGATAAATCCCGACAACGGCAGGGCCATAGTCATTGTTTAAAGCGGTTTTGAATAGCGTTGTGGATGGTCTGAAATTTTCAGGCAAAGTAAAGATAATTGACTCACGGGTAGTCTTTCCGCCTTTACAAGTCCCTTTTAAATAAACAATCCCGTCGAACGTTTTTGAAAACTGCACTTTTTCATACTCAGGATGATGGTTCCATCCATTTTGTAAAACGGCATTTTGCCAAGGTGGGCTCTGAATGTCATCTTTGGTAGCAATCTCTTTCCATTGCGTTGGAGACCATTTATTGGCATTGTTATAGGTTCTAAAGAAAAACCTATTCGATGTTATACCTGTGAAAAATTGCACGCCTTTCCAACTGTCAAGCCAATAGTTTTGAAATAGTCCCCAATCGTTGCCAGTAGGGTTATCTGCGTACTTTCCATTTCTCCAACCAAACTCAGTTCCTTGCTTACTCCAAATATCATCCCATTGAGCGCTACCTCTACTTAAGCCACCATAAGCATTAGTCAGCTGATACTGCTGAATTGGCTTGTTATTCGAGTAGATATCGCCTAGAACATCTAATGAGCCTGGTTTCCCAAATTCTGCAACCTTACCGATGCCTACACGTCCGTTCTTATCATAGGACATTACTACGCTTTCAGTTGCTACTGTTGTAGAAAATTCAACGTTTGTAAACTTGTCCTCAAGCTTACCAATAATCACAAAGGATTTATTCGATGGATAATTCCCCGCCATGTTAGCAGCTGAATTAGTCAATGTATGAATACTTGTAAAATTACCAGATGCACTCCCATTATCATCCGTGAAATTCTCATTACCTATCTGAGCAACTTTGAAAGTTAAGGACATTACATTCCTTTGCTTTCCTGACTGCATTATAGGGGCTATTCGGGCATTTCTTAACACTTGCAATGTATTTGGATTTCCTCTAGTTCTAAGTGCAGAGAAGCTAAAGGAGGGGGCATAATACTCAATCACGTTGATAGTAATATCTTTAGTATCTGATTGTTTACCCCGACTATCGACAACATAAGCTCGAATGGTTGCCAAACCGCTAAAGTTCATGATACCAAAGCTACCACCGTTTTTAGTTACGACCATTTTTTTATTAACAATTTCAGCTCGATATCCTGTTATAATAGATCCATAGGC